ACTGTCAGAGGAGTCGAGGATCGGCAGGATGCCCGCTTGCCCGAGGGCCTGCTGCTGGAGCATGAAGGTCTGGACCTTCATCATGGCCCGCTTGATCTCTTGGATCTCGCGCTCGGCCTTGATGCCACGCAGGGAGAGCACCTTTCGCAGGATGACGTCAGAGGCCAGCATGTGGAGGGCTACCGGGGGGTTGGTCATGAGCTGGAGAGCAGAGTCCCAGGCCTGGCGTGTCTCGGCCTCGGTCTGAGGGCTCAGGGAGTCCATGTCCACCGTGACCTCGTAGTTGAGGGTCTCGGCAAGGGAGAGGTCGTTGGCCTTCATGATCCGCCAGGCCATCTGGATCTCCTCGGTCTCCTTCTGGGCTCCCTGTGAGGTCTTGTCTACGTTGGTGCGGATCCAGAAGTCGAGGGAGGCAGTGTCCGCGATGAGCTGTAGCATCCGGGTTGCGATGACGGATACGAAGGTGGCCACGGTCTCGCGGGAGAAGCCGTCGCGCATACGGGAGTGGGTATTGATAATGTTGGCCTGCGTGGCGGTGTCAGCCTCAGAGACGCCCTTCTGCTCGCCCGTGACGCCGGAGACGAGCATGAAGTCCTCCATGGTGGCGGGGATGGCCCAGCGGACAGAGTTGTCGAGAGGGGCGTCCTTGATGGGCTCGATCACCTCATGCTTGGGGACACGGACGTAGATGCCATCCTCGTCGGATTCGAGGTCGTCCATGGCGGACTCGTCCATCATGCCGTCGATGACACTGTACTTACGGATGAACCGCTTGCGGTGGCGGCGCAGCATCTCGCGGACATCGTTGGCCTCGCGCTGCTGGGGGAGCCAGTTGAAGGTTGGCGGGAGGGGGTACCAGGAGTTGAGGATCTGGTGGAAGCGCAGGAGGAGAAGAGGGAGGATAGTGTACTTCTCATCCAGCAGGAAGGTGTCCCCGGTGTCTGCGAAGACACGCTTCCGCTTGCCACGGAGGTCCCAGGTCTTGAAGACGCGGACCTGACGGTACTCGTCGGGGAACTCAGCGGAGGGGCGGGAGAAGTCCTTGTCCTTGTCGTCATCGCGCCCGGAGCCTGCCTTGACGGTCTTCTTGGCCTTCTCGTCGTAGTGCTTGTTGGCCTGGATGTCCTCGATGGCCACCCACTCCCAGTAGCCGATCCAGTCGTTCTCGTCAGTATCATTCTTGTTGGAGATGGAGATCAGCACGGAGGAGGCTGGGATGTTGCGGACGTAGGGCTGCTCCTTGATGGGGACACGAGGCGGCTCGATGACAGGCTTGCCCCCGGAGTCGAGGAGCATGATCTTCTCCTCGTCGTCCAACAGTATCGGGCGTCCAGCGCGGGGATTGTCCACAACGTCTGTTTTTAGGCCTATTTCGACCACCCCGAAGCGGAAGAAGGCCTCGTGGAGGGCGAGGAGGGAGGATGGCAAGATCTTCACGCGGGGGTCGGAGGAGATAGTGTTGATAGTGTCTTGGAGGAGCTTGGCCCGGAACTCCGAGGGCGTGAACTCGTCGTCGGACATGGCAGGCGAAGGCTTGACCCTGAAGCGGGGGGTGGCGAAGATCAGCGAGGGCTTGCGGGTCTCGACGCCCGAGTAGAAGAGGTTGACACTGTACTTGGTGCCATCGGGGTCCTCCTGCTCCAGCCATTGGCCCGTGCCGACGTACTTGGCGTGCAGCTCCCGGCAGCGGAAGGTGGACTCCCAGTCGTCGTGGAGGGTCATGGCGTCCTTGACCCTGGTGCGCCACGCCTTGAGACGGACATCGACACTGTCCTTGGATTCCGCCTGCTTCTTTCTAGGCATCACATTCTCCCGTAGCGCCGGGCCTCACGGCGGGCCACCCTCGACATTCCCCTCTTATTGTGCCTGTTCATTTTGTCCACAAGCAAGCAGGCTCCCTGGAAGGTGCCGCGAAGAGGCTTGGCCTTGGGGCGCGAAGAAGGGGCGCGAGCGCGGGATGCGACGAAGTAACGGATAGTGTCGTAGGCGTGATCGGTGATCTTAGTGTCTCTTTCATCGGAAAATATAGGCTTTCCGAGGCTCATCCCGATCTTGACACGCCTTTGGGCTTCGAGCTGCTGGACACTGTGGAAGCACCCGTTGGGATAGTGTTCTGTGCGGGAGACAAAATAGAGTCGAGGCGCTCCAAGTTCTCCTGTAATAGGGTGAGTTCTCTTCGGATCCTCTGCAAGGAGTTCATTGATCCGGTTACGAGTGCCGAACTCGTCATTGTCGCCCTGCATCCAGAAGATGGCGGTATCGGGGTCGTAGGACTTGTCTTCGTACTCGTCTGAGGCACTGTATCGACCTCCCTTCGACTGCATGGTCTTGTTGAAGATGGATGGATCGGCGTAGTTGGAGGAGTAGTGGGCACCACGGTCAGTGTCCTCCTTGGACAGCTCGTAGATATTGTGGCGGTGCTGCGAGATGAGGGCGTTCTCCTTGTAGTATTCCCTGGTGACAATGTAGTTGCCATCCTGGTCAATCTCCCACCAGAGGCAGCAGGCTGGGGCAGTGTCACCGTGGTCGAAGGAGCGGTGGTGGGCACGCGCAGAAGCCTTCAAAATACGGAGATTTTCGGGGGTTGGCTCGATCAGGCTCTTTTTGGAGACATTGTGGATGGTGCCCTCGGGCATGCCCCATTCGCCCATGACGTAGCGGCTGATGAAGGACTTGTCGCGGGACATGAGCTTCATGCGGTTCTGGTCGGTGAGGTGCTTGTTGTCGATGGACCTCATGTTGATCATCTTGTAGTGGAGGTCGTGGTAGGAGAGAAGGCGCTTCTTCTTCCTAGTGTCCGAGGGGTCCTCCATGGTCCTCTCCCAGTGCTCGGGGGAGTCCTGATGAAAGCGTCTGTAGATCCAGTGGAGCTTGGTGTCCGGGTTGCAGGTGAGGATAGAGAATGTCGGTGGAATAGGCCGCCCATGAGGGTCCAGCCACGGCCAGGATGTACCATAGCGACTCACAAACCGCGCAATGACACTGTCGGGGACTTTGGTCATGTCCCAGCGCCCCAGGCGGGTTTCCAGCTTCTCGACAATCTCCTCGTGGACCTCCTCGGCCTGGTCGATCATGAAGGCGTTGATCTCGATCCCCTGGATCATGTTCTCCGTCTCGGGTGAGTCTAGATGAGCCCATAGTATCTCGCTCCCATTGTTCAGGCGCAGGTACTTGTCACCGTCAGCTCGTCTACCCCCGTAAATATAGGCTGTTTCGGGGCAGATCTTGAAGAAGGTCGCCATGGTGGTCTTCTGGAGGTCGGTCCACTGCTTGCGGGCGATCAGGACGCGGTTGCGCGGGAACTGGTCGCAGAAGTAGAGCATCTTGAGGATCCCGGCAAAGGTCTTGGAGGCCCCGTAGCCGCCGGAGAGACAGAGCGGGTAGGGACCGTACTCGAAGGCCATGCGCTGCTGCGGCGAGGCCCAGTCCACCCTGACGGTCTGGTGCTTGGCGGTACGGTGGGCCTTCTTGGGAGAGTAGTTGTTAGCCATCAGGGCTTCCATCATCCCAGTAGAAGTAGACGTGCAGCTCGAAGGGGCCGACATTGACGAACAGGCCCCACCTGTAGAGATCGAAGTACAACTGGAACGGCCAGGTGAGCTTCATGTCTATGGCTACGCACCCAGAAGGCAGGTACTGGACCGGCTCATAGTCTTCCATCCAGAAACCCTAGCAGAATGCCTCCTTGACAAGCAAGCCCCAGGTGTGCTCTAATGGTGTCTTGGCAGGATGGTGACCAACTAGGTCGCTAACCTAATTAGGCGTGGCTGCGGCTCCTGTACTGATCAACAGGGGCCGTAGCTGTTTCTGGACCACCACAGAGCCCAAAACCCCCAAAAACAGCCGAAAAAGGGCACTTTTCGCGGGACAGTGTCCAAAAAGGCCCCTATCGAGAAAAAAAAAGGGCCATTCCGCGACATTATCCCAAAAAAGGACCCCCTAATAGAAAAATAGAGCGACAATGACGGAAACGAACGGACATTGTCTGATTTAGGGAGTGGTCAGACCCCTGTAACTCCGGTAGCAACCGCAACCGGGACCCTGGGACCCCTATCCGGGGGTCGAACATGAAACCCAATGTCATTATCAGTCTCATACGGGTGACAGTGTCATGA